GAGTCCCGGAATAGTTACGAGTCCGCCGTCTTCGTAGCCGTTTGCTGCGATCTGGGCGAGCCTGCCAACACCTATGGCCTGCGTCTGAGCTTTGGTGAATACGTATTCACCTTTGTGTACAATGCCAGCCACAGCGTCTGACGCGCCGTCACCGGTATACCCGCCATCCTCAAAACCCTTGATCAGTGCAAAGGCTGCAACCAGTGCCGCGCCGCCGACAACAGCAGCAGCACCAAACGAACCGATAGACGCCACCAGTGCAGCAGGCAGCCAGGCCGACAATGTGGTGGTTGCTGCTGTCACCTGAGCAGTCGTGGTGGTTGCTGTAGCGGTTAGGCTCGATGCCGTGGCAATGCCGTCAGCCGTGACCTTTGCAGCAGTCTTGATGCCTTCAGCAGCAACGGTCTTGGTCGTCAACAGGTCGATGCCCAGCAACTGAATGGCCTGCGTCACCAGCCATTGCGCAGCGATGTCGGACAGCGACTTTAGAACCGAGCTGGCCATCGTCGTACCGAGATTCACAAATGCTTCGCCAACCGTCATTGTCTTGAGCGCAAGACCTTCCAAGCTCTCTGCAATAGTTGAAGTGGTGTCGCCCAGCAGACCCGAAGTGGCGTCTGCTGCTTGCTGGTTGTAATCGGTCGCGATGTCCTTGTAGTTTGCCCAAGCATCACCAACCCCTGCCAACCAGTCTTTCTGCAACTCATCCTGCCGAGCGTAGTAACCCTCTTGCAAAATGGTGCGAGTGGCGAGAGCCTCTTCGAGCCGACTGGTCTCGGTCTTATAGCGCTTCTCGGCTTCAGGGTCGCCAGCAAGCGAGGATTCCTTGAATTCGTCATATAGCTTCTTACGTTTATTTTCGTAATCCTGCTGTATTGCAAGGTCTGATTTGAGGCGTTCTTTCAGCTTGTCGCCCGTACCAGCCCCTGCAAATTCCATGTCGAAGCTGTCGGATACGGTTTGATTCTCGTCGCGAAGCGTGGCTTCGTATGCAGCGATACGAACGTTTTCTTCGTTGGTTTTCTGAATAGCCTTCTTAGCATCCAACTCCTTAGCCAGATCAAGAAGACGCACCTTCTGCTCTGCACTGATGTCTTTAAGCTTGCCGCTTTCGATATCAAAAGCGACCTTGCTTGCCTCAGTCGCTTTTGCTCGCGCACCGGTCGATTCATCGATCAGTTCAATCTGGCGCTTGTAGTCGGTGATAGCGTCTTCACCTTGCTTCCTGCTGGCTTTAGCCGCTGCTTCAGCAGCTTTGGCGGCAGCTGCAGCAGCTTTTATGGCTTCGGGGTCGACGCCTGTACCCGTCCCGCCAATGATGTTTGAAGGGGTCTGTGCAGCCAGATCAGCTGCAGCTTTCTTGGCATTGGCCACGTACTCCTTGAATTTGTCCCCAGCCAAGGGCATTTCAAGATTATTTTTAATCTCAGCCGCTGCTTCAGCCGCTACTGCAAAGTTTACTTTTGCGTCATCAGCGTATTTTTTAGCCTCAGCTGCATACTCTTTACCAGTGTCACCGGGTAAATTCGAAAGCAAACTTGAGCCTTTAGCAGCGATATCGGAGAGATAGCCGACTGCCGTAGCGTAAGTGCCAACAAGGGTGTTGCTGATGATACCGAATACACGCGTAACACCGTCGCCTGCGTTCACCACAAAGGCCGCAGCCGTAACAGCTTTTTCACCCAACTCGCCAATAATCTTGTTGAGCCCACCACCATCCTTGCTGGCTTGCACAATGTCCTTGCTGAATTGAGCGACAACCGGCAGAAATTCAGCCGCCAGCACGGTCTTGGCTTGGGTTGTGTATTGCCCAAGCGTTACCATTTCGGTGTTGAAGCTTTTTGCGGCAGCGATAGTCTGATCGCTCAAAATGACGCCAGCAGCTTCAGCAGCACTGCCAAAATCCTTAAACCCCTTGCCATTGTCACGCAGCAGGGGGACCAAAGCCGTAGCGTCGTTGGCTATGGCTTCCATGTAAAAGGTCATTTCCGCCTGGCTGGCGTTGGCCTTCTGCAAGCTTGTTACATACAACTGCAAAGCGTCAGCGCTGTTGAGCTTCTTGAACTGGTCAGCCGTGACGCCAACCTTGGGGGCTATATTCGTGAAGAAATCAGCAAGCGGGCCAGCCCCAGTATTGAGGAAGTCGCCAACCTTATCGTTGACGTCCTTGAAAATGTCGGAAAGCTTGTCCTGCTCAATTCCAACAGTTGCCGCGCCAGCTGACAGTTTTTGGAATTGAGTCGTTGAAAGACCAGAGACTTGCGCAAGCTTGGAAATTTCAGCAGCGCTTTTAGCCGTGCTTATCGCTACGGCAGCAAACAGCGCTGGGAGTGTACCAATTGCCGCACCGACCCCCGACGCCAGTGCCACGAACGACTTACGGATTTCCCCAGTATTACGTTGCGCATCACGGCGCGCCTGATCCAATGGATTAGTAAACCCACCGATTCTGGCGATAAGGTCCAGCGTTAGCGTACCGAGACTAGCAGCCACTATGTTGCCCCCATCATTTGCGCAAATTCTTCTATTGAAATTTCGCGCTCATCCATATGGGGCGCAAAGTCTTCGAGGTGATACGGGGCGTCTGTCGAACGTCTATGAAAGTTTGCGTAGATAGCGCAGAGCCGAGCCGTGGCAACTTCCATTCTGAAACCTGTGTTCAGCGATCCACGCTTTGCACGGTAACTGGCCCAGGTCAAAAATTCATCCCAGGTCAACGTCGCTTGAGCTTCAGCGATTGTGGTGCCACCAATTCCATTCAGTACAAGCTCGCACCACAATTCATCAACGTCGCTTAACTCTTGGGCTTTTTTCCCAGTTGCTGAACCTCACCAATCATAATCAGCAACTGATTGGTCAGTTCAGGATGCAGACCGCCATGACCTTCCGGGACCGGGTCGCCGTCTTTCCAGCCAGCAGGCAACTGCACCTGGCCAGTGATGTCGGCAACGGTGAACACGGGGTTGCCGAGTTCATCGCAGATGCTGGCAGCTATGCGCGATGCAACCCAGTCGGCACCGTTGGCACTGTTGATATCGCCGACCGCTGTCTGGTAGGACAGGTGCCGAACGTAGGTTTTCATTGTCTGCCCATTCCACGTAATTTCTCGCTCTACGGGTTTCGCGGAAAAGGCACCAGTTTGGTTCAGGGTGGCGATGCTCAGTTTCACGATACGATTACCTTACGAATCCAGGCCGAGCGGCCCGAGCGTTGGATGGCCATGGTGCTGGACACCAACGTGTTGGTCTGGAAGTCAAACGGGAAGTCGGCAATGTAGCCGGTGAATGGCAACCAGGTGCGAGTAGTCGGCAGAACGAAATCGCCGTCACTGTCGACAGTCGGGGCGATTCCCTTGCCGTCGGACCAGCCAACAACCCAGTTGATATCCTTGTTGGTTTCGGTGTCTTCCATGTACAGCTCGTACAGGCGCAGATGGCTTTCATACTGCGGATCAGGCATGAATGTAACTTGCGCTTGACCCGGCGTGCGAAGACCTTTTTTGAAAGTCTTATCCAGCGAGTCAATGCAGGTGTCTTCGAGCTGATCAGCTGGCGAACCGCCAGGGTTGAAGCCTGTAGGGCATTCGAATTTCACGACTTGTAGGGTGTCGGGGTCAACGAAAAACAACTCCGAACCCTGTGCAAAAATGGACATGGGTTTGTTCCTCTAGCGGTAAGTGATCCAGTCGGCGTCGAAATCATAACCGAACGCCTTGGTTTCTGCATCTATTACAGTGTTACCCCAGCGCGTTATATAGCAATCCAACTCAATTGCGTCACGCAAGGCGTTAGTCACGGCCCACATCTGCCGCGAGTTTTCAGCCCATACATTCATTTGCAAGCTGAAGTGGTCAGCATCGGGGCGGTCTGAAAGGTTGTTGTTGGGCATACCGCCGACGTTCTGCCAGGTCACGTACGGCAGTGGCGCATCCTTTGGTGCTTCGCCAAATGGCCAAAGGTTGAGCCCGCCGTCACCATCACCCAACAGCGCAACAAGGTCAGCGCTGCGTAGCGCTACGGCGTAAATCGGTGCGTACATCATCAGGGCTGACCTTGCTCAATTGCAGCGGTTAACATCTTTTCAAACTCTGATAAAAACATGCTCGTCACGGCTTGTATATTATTGGCCAGCGCTGGCCGCAAGAAAGGTTTAGCTACTGAATAGCGCGTGCCAAACTCAAGCAGTCGCCAGTGCGGTGTAGCTGTACCGGTGCCCGTCTGATCATGGTTATCCTTTGGAATGCGCGCACCTTTGAGTACACCGATGCGAAACGCAAGATCACCTGTGCTCTTGTAGCGCCGCCTATTCCAGCGAATATCAATGTTCTTGCTGATCTTTCGGCCAGTTTCAGGGTCGTCATACGCTTCAACATTTTGTCGCGCTGCAGCCTTTACAATGTTGGCAGCCTTACGCAAAGCGGAGCGCCCTTTAGCACCCTTCACAGCGCTCGTAACAAGGCCCATCTTACGAACAAGTTCGTCAAGACCATTGAGGTTGAAAGTGACGTCATCGACCATCGTTTAGCCCCTCGCTGCACTGTATGCGCCACTCACGCCGACCAGTCGCGTCACGCTCAGGCGGGGCTGATATACCCCAGATATTGCCATCCCAGACAACACGCATCTGCGCCGTCAAACCGGGGAACCAGCGCATGTTGACCCGTGCAGCTATCTCGGCTTGTTGGGCATTAGCAGCCCTGAATTCACGACCAGCACCTGTCAGCACCTCGGCTGGCACATCAACCATGAAGGGGGCCCACACCGTGATTACGCTGCCGTCTGCCGGATCGCGGGCCTTCACCTTATGGTCGATACGAACTCGATGCCGGTACTTGCCGGGGTTGGTCGCGTACATTCAGATGCCCAGCCCTATACGATGAAAGTTCAAAAGGTTCAAAACAGCGGGGTTATCGGCATGAATTGTGCCAACGATGCCCGCTGTTCTGTTCTCGTAATAATCACCAACCAGCAACAGTATGGCTTGGATCACTGATGGTGGCACCGGGTCAAAAGGTTCGCTGGACACCACGGGCTCTGACGACACGCAACGATAATAATGAAAGCGGTCAAGCGGTTGTTTCCAATCCGCAACGGTTCCAGAATTTCGAACCCATGTATTCACCGGATTGTCTTCTATACGCTGGCGATTCATGTAGTTCGCGGCATACACTTCAGCAGCGTCAATGTTCTGCTGAATCAAATCATCATCAGAATCGTGGATGACCAACAGGTGTTTCTTGGCCAGCTCTAACGAAACGTAGCTCATCAGTTCACCCGCTTGAACGCGAAAGAGGTTATGCCCTCACGCCCGAGTTCAGTTTCAGCGTGATTGATTTCGATCAACTCAAAACCTTGCGATTGGCACCAATCCACAAAACCTTGCAAAGTCCAGTAATGCAAGTGCTCGCCAGGCTTATAGTGCTTGCTTGCCAGCACATCGGCAAGGCCTTCATAAATTGGCATCGAGACAAACAGCCAACCACTGACGCGCTCAAGCAATTTATGTGGCTCTTCAATATGTTCCAAACTATCCCAACACGTAATGGCCTGCAACGATTGGCCACGGGCTTCGTATGGATCGCAGAATCGTCCAACATCTTTGAGCCAGCTGCGTGCTTGAGGACACACGTCATAACCCATTGCTCGGCACTCTTCAACGAATCGACCGCCGCCAATGCCGATGTCAACAATCGTGCCTTCAGGGCAGTGCTTAGTAGCAAGATCGACGCGGGCTTTGGTCAGCGCTTTACCCATCGGCGTTGCGTCCAGCTTGCGATAGTTTTCGAAGTAGTTGCCGTCGTAGCAGATCGATGGCCGGGTGTGCCAGCCGTAGCCAAGCTCTTCAGACCACAGCAAGGTGTTGGTCAGCCCAGCGGGCAAATTTCTCGGCATGCTCTGTGATCCTTTTATCGCAGTTGTGGTCTTTGGTTTTGCACCGACAGAAGTTGTCTGGCACTGAAAATGAAACAGTCGACGGCTGCGGGTTGATAAGCTCTGGCGCATTAAAACCCCCTTGCCCTCCGCAAACAATCCAAGCTGGAACCTTTGCGGCAATGCACGCCGGGACGATCCAGCCAACACCACCGATCACAGCCGCTGCACCTTGAACAAGCGCCAACAACTGCTCGACGTTGAGCTGACCTTGATGATACTCCAGATGCGCAGGCGGCGGCTCGCCAACGATAAACTCTTTACCGAACTCCAGATCAGCAACAGACACCACAGTGTAGCCGCGCCTGGCAGCTTCAGCAGCAGCTTCAGCAACGTACTGCGGTTCAGGGTTGCGCGACATGGCCATCCACTCTGTGCGTAACGTCACGGGGCGCACAAGAACATACGGCGCATCAACCAGCGGTACGCCAAAGTCAGGCATATCCATTTCAACAGGGTCCACAGCGAACGACTGGCGCATGCCGCACACTATGCCGGTATCACCGTAACTTATCGAAAGTTGCCGACCGTAAGGGTATCTAGCAGACCAATCCCTATGACGCGCTATGTTCTTGGCCTGTGTGCGCAAGTTGGTCACGGGGCGAGTGAACCGTACGTTCGGCAAGTCCCTATAAAGCTCAGGCCAAGGGGTATCGATTGACACTGGACCTTTCAGAGCTTTGACGAATGCGCGCTGATAGATGTTGTCGCCCAGGCCGCGCATGCTGTTGACAGTGATCATACAGCGAACGCCTCGTCAAGACTCATGCGCTCAAAGCAATCAAGCGCCGTATCCCGTGTGGCGTTGATGACCCGCACCGGTTTCAGCTTGGTTGACAACTGAGCGAACTGAGCAGGCCACTTTTTCAGCATCCCGGCATTGCCGAGCCCGTTGCCGTGGTTGCCATGCCAATGCCGCTGACCTTCAGGGCCAACCTTGCAGTCATAGCCGAGCATAATTATCAAACTGGCACCATAATGCTTTGCCATCAAAAGTGCCCCGGCACCGGAGTTAAGTGAGCCCACACCAAAGTCGGCGCGTTGCGCATGGCGTGATTGAGTCGAGCCTGCACCACGAACCCGCAAACCCTTGAAGACTTTCATCACCTCAGCGCAATGGACATTCCACCATGGCGTATCCATTGCGTATAAAGCGTCAGCCCAAGGTGCCAACCTGAACGTGGTGTTAGTGACGATTACGCGCCGGGTAGAGGGGGCGGCAGAACGCCAGGCAAGGGCGGCAGCGCAATCGTCTGCGGTAAGGCTGGGGCCGCTGGCGATGCAGCATACTTCTTGCCAGCCTTGGGCTTGGGTGCCTTGCCCAGACTGCCCACTGTAGGCACCGGGGCTTTTGGTGCATCCACCTTTGCTGGAACGGAACCCTCTTCAAGATCAGGGCCGATCAGCCTGGAACGGCGAAGAGCATCGATAGTGATACGGTCGAAGTCAACGATATCACCCTTGGCAACTTTGCCGTTGTGGTCGAAGCTGCGTAACGCTGTAGCCTTTGGCATAATTAACACTCCAGAGTTTCAATGGTAAAAAGCCCCGAGGCCTTGCAGCGCCGGGGCTTTCAGTTGCACTCGATCAGGAAGCCGTGACCAACTCACCTTTCACGAAAGCTTCAGGACGGAACACAGTCAGGCCGACACGCTCTTCGCAGAGAATGGTGACCATGTTCTTGACGAAGTTGTCGCGGTCTTCTGTCGAGACAGTAACCGAAACGTCTTCGCGATCCCAGAGCTGTGCGCCCTGCTGCCATGCACCGACGAGGAAATCGCCCGCATCCATCGACTGGGTGGCAACGATTGGCTGACCCCACAGTGTAGGACTGGCCACGCCCTGCGGTTGGGTGAACAGGTAGTTGTTCTGGCTGTTCTTCAGCAGCTCGATAGCAGTCCAGTCGATTGGCGACAGAACGATACCGTCAGGGTCCAGCTCGGCCAGTACCACTTGCAGCATCGCGATGCGCAGACGATCCAGGCTGGTTTCGTTCTGCACGGTCACGCCAGGGTTTACGTAGTCGACAGCTTGGGTGAATACGCCGTTGATGTTCAGACCGACGCCCGAACCTTTCAACAACTGGCCTTCCTCTTTCAACATCAGGCCATAGCGCAGACGGTTGTCGATGTAACTCTGCAGCATCGGGACGTCGGCCAGGACTTGCTTGGATGCACGAATCCAGTGCGCGATGGTCGCAACCGGTGCCGAGTCGAGTTCGAAGATGATGTTCGATTCAGGCTTCGGATTGGTCGGGTTCTCGGAGACCACGTTGGCGTTATTGGTGAAACCCGTCTCACGCACGTATTCGACGGCGTTGGAAGTGGTACGACCTTTGGCCAGCAGATCACGAATGAACAGGCGCTGATTGAGCGGCTGGATCATGCCGATGCGCTCAGGGCGAATGTTGGCACCAGCAGAACCTGGCAGACTGGTGATCGCCATCTTGAGCGGGACGCTGAAGTTACCTTTGACGCCACGGTTTGCGCTTTGTGCAAAAGCTTCGAAACCTTCATGTGCAGTGAAGAGTTCGCCCAGGCTTTCAGACTTCGAAGTTTTACCTTCGTTGTTATCCAGCTTGGCGAGCAGTTGTTCAACCTGCGTTTGGCGCGCTTGCAGCTCACCGGACTTGACGAGAAGGTCATCGAGCTTACCTTTCTGCTCGTTGCTCAGGTCAACGGCAGCTTTTACGCCAGCCTTGGTTTCGGCAGCGAACTTGCGCATGTCGTCGCCAGTCGCCTTTAAGTCAGCGTTGATCTTTTTCAGATCATCTTCAATTTGTGACATCAGAAAATACCCCGTAATGAATTTGAAAGTTCAAGCGTTTCAGTGTCGACAGCGCGGGGCATGTCTTCAGAACCGGTAGCGTTCGGCTTACCGGCTTTCACTTCGTTGAGCAACTTGCGCCGCTCACTTCTCGGCATACCCGATTGGGCAAGTGCACGATCAAGTCTTGCGGCAGCAGAAGCGCTGTCGGGATTATCATGCAAAACTTTGTCAGACGCCAGCAAT